GTCGAAATAATTTTCCCCAAAATCGGGGTATTGAAAGCAGACCCAAAAGTTGACAACAAGCGAAACTCTGAAACCGCAGAATTGCAGGTTCTGGAAGATGCGACCTACGGCTCGGTGATAGTAAAAGTTAAAAACCTCCAAGCGACATACGCAGCATAAGGAATTATATGGCAAGAAGAGAATCAGACGACCGCAACGAGCTGAAGATCCACGACAACCTGAGCAATTCCGATGTTGTTTTATATTACCGGATGCCGACGACTACCGAGCGGCAGCAGTACCATAATTCGAGTGTTGTCAGAAAAAACAACAAAATCGAAATGCGGACAGCTCAGGCAAGGCTCGAGTCAGGAATGAAAATTCTGACCGGGTTTCGTGTTGGAGATTTTGAGCGGAAAGTTGACGGCGAATATGTAGCGTTTTCCCCGGTAGATGGAGACGAGAACTATTTCCCAGATTGGCGAAAGTGGCTGGAAGATAACGCCGATGATATTGTCATGCTTCTCGCAGCAAGGGTTTTTGATGCACCAACCTCACTCCCTGAAGAGGAAGAAGCCGAGGGAAAGTAGCGGCGGATTTGGCCGCACTGCAAAAGGGACTTTGCTCAAGCCAAGAGGAAGCAAACTGCCTTGACGAGTTTGGTGAGACCGGTATGGAGTGGGCGTGTGCAAATTGCCCGAAGAAAAGATTTTCAGACCTCAGCGAGTACACTGTGAAATTGCTCAACTTGGTAGCATTACAGCATGGTGGCTTTCCCATTCCAGCCGACGACTTGACCCTCGAGGAGTGGGTTGACCTGGGCAGGATGAAAGAGACGTTACGACCTATGATTTGTCCATTAATGGGGAGCAAATGAGTAACTCCAGCACTATAAACGTGGATATCGTCGTCAATGACAACGGAGCAACTGCGTCGGTTAAAAAATTCGGGCAAGCCGTTGATACCGCCGGTAATACCGGGGCAAAATCAATGGCGTCGCTCCGCACTGGATCAGAGTCAGCTGGTCTCACCCTTGGCTCTCTCGTCAAATCAGCAGCAGTTGTCACCACCACATTTTTTGGGATGCAGGCCGCAGTAACCGCCGTCTTCGATGAATTTGTGCGCGGTCTTAAATCAATCGAGGACTTCAACCTCGGGGTCGCCTCTTCTGCAGCGTTTATCACCACTTTTTCAGAAAAAACTCGGTCTGGTGACCTTGCTGGCGGATTCCGCGAGGCAAACGAGTACGCAAAGGCGCTCAACGCGAAACTCGAGATAATGGATTCGCAGACCATAGCCAGCGGCAAAGACCTCCAGATAATGTCGGAAACCATGCTCCAGTATGGTGTCGTTCTCGACATCAATAACCAAAAACAGGTATCAGGATTTACCAATATTGCCACCGCCTTGGCCCTGGTAACTCAAGGGCAAAACAAAGATATCCAGATGAGACAGGAAATCAACGCCCTGCTCATGGGACAAGTAAGGGCAACCGATAGGCTACCGAAACTTTTGTCGGCCATCGATCCGCATTTGCAAGAGCATTTGGTTCTGTGGAAAAAAGAAGGGACGCTGATTGAGAACGTCGGCGAATTACTCAAGGGCTTTGCCACATCGACAGGTGACCTCGACGACCTATGGATAACCGTCGGGTCGACCATGGAGACGATTCACAACCGAGTGTTGCGCGGGGCGTTCAAGCCTATTTTTGAAGACCTAATCGGGCTTGCGAAAGACATCAATAAATCTTTGATGGACGCCGAAGGGAACCTCACTCCGATTGCAAAGGGTATCCAGGAAGATATTTCATCCGGATACAAAACCGCAAAAGAACTGGCCAAGGAATACGGCGGCGGCTTGGTTGAGCTGGCCGGATACCTTGTGGCGGCGAAAGTTGCACAAATTGCAGTCAATGCGGCAGTCAATGCAAACCCTTATGTTTTGGCCGCTTCCGGCCTTGCGCTACTCAATCAGAGCATGAAGGATTGGTCGGAAACCGCCGGAGTATCTGAAGATCAAAGCCTCGCAATCACAAGCCTTGATGATAAATACCGTGCCTTTACCGGGACCATCGGCAAACTCGTTGACGTCTGGAAGGGGATACGCGATCCGAATACCGGCAAAGTCCTTTCCGAGCAGGAACGCACATTGGCCAGAATAGCCGAACTGGAAGGCCAGCTTACCGCCGGCGGCGGGTGGTCAATTTTTGGTGCCAACGAAGACCAGCGTGTCGCCGCGGTAAACACTGAACTCGTCAACCTTAAAACCTACCTCAACGACATTGACGAACTTAGCCGGAAAAACGGCGAGAGCAGCGCCTCGCTTGTGACCGTGCCAACAATATCATCAATGGGCGCTGATGATCTGAAATCACAGATTGAAATCCTAAAAGAATACAAAAAAGAAGTTGATGAGCAGAAAGCTGCAGAAAAAGAAATGTATACCGAGGCGGGACTCGGTGCCGAGCAATATTTTTCCCGGGAAGCGACAAGCCTTGTCGAAAAAGCGGCCAGGTGGGAGAAAGCCGGGGCCAACACTTTGAAGGTCGAACAATACCTGTATGACCAACTCGGGACACTCTCAGCGGAAGCATACGCAAAAGAGGAGTTTACCGCAGGCCGATCGATGGACACCCTACAGGCCATGTCGAGGACTGTTGTAGACCAATTCAATTCTGCCAACGGCTCAATTTCCGGCATACTTGAATCAATGGGAATAAAAGTTGACGAGTTGAACGGCAAAGAGATCGGTTTGAGCGCAAGTTTTGACGGCTCCTCGGTAATTACCGGTGTCGACGCATTGATTGCCAAATTTGCCGAACTCAGGGCGGCAGCATCAGCCGCGCCGACCGCGCCGACTTCAAACTACGAAAACACCGATCCGTCAAAATCAGCACAGCAGGTTGCAGACGAGCAAAACAGGTGGAACAACGGCAATAGTTCAACCGATAACCTGACAATAAATATCAACCAACAACTCTCTCGCTCCGATGTGAACAATATCATCAACGAGCAAAAACGAATAGGGGCCAGAGCATGAAACCTAAATTTGTTCTGGGTGTCAGCGAATTGCAGTTCTCCCGCGGCATACAATACCCGATTGCGCGGCCTGTTGAGAAAATTCAGGTGGTGGATAGAACAGGCGGCGGGACTCTGCAGGTTGAGGAGTTGGGTATCACAATTCGAACCTTCCCAATCGTTTTCAGGGGCCTTCCACTCGCCGACTATCAGGCTTTGATTACATGGCACAGTACCATATGCAACGGTGCCGCGAACTCTTTCACCTACTACGATGAGGCCGGGACCAGCTACACAGTGAAATGTCTGACCGCCAAAATAGATTTCCAGGAAATTTCATACCAGCGCTTCGCCGGTGAACTACTTCTCGAGGTGGTTGCATGAGTCGCACTGATTTGTCAGCCGCTTTCAAAGCCGCATATGGTGCTGATTTCAGAAGTCCAAGGCAACTACTTGTCTTTAAATTCCCTGACGCCGGTAACGTCTATGTTTCTGATCAGCCACTCGGTGCCGCCGATGGCCTGGCAAATGAGTATTTGCCTATTGTCGAGTCGTGGGGTGACTTAAAAGATTCTTCAGATCCGACATCGACAGACAGCGGCGAAATCACACAAATGTCACTCACCCTCTGGAACGGCGGGACCAATCCATTCTCTGATTATTTTCTGGCTGAATACCCGGAAAATGTCGAGGTCGAACTGTATCAATGGTTCGCAGGGCTGGCAGAATCAGACAAGGCTATGATCGACAGGTTTGTCGTTCAAGATCCTATTGAGTTCGATGAGGCCAGCAGGCTCTTAAAGCTCGACCTTGTATCAATATCGGTCAAATATGACCAGCCGGTCGGGGATATACTGACAAAAGAAGAATGGCCATACGCCGCAGACAGTGACATCGGCAAGGGCATTCCGGTAGCTTTTGGCAATCCTGGACAGATACCAACGCTGAAAGCAAAAACCGTGCAGAAATTGAGGCTCAAGGGCTCAATTCTGAAAAACACCATGTCAATACAGGTCTATGAAAATCTTAATGACTTGGCTTTCCCGACATCTGGCACGGTTTTAATTGACGAGGAAAAAATTCGCTACAGTGGCCGTACCTCTTCGGCCTTGACCGTTATCCAGCGAGGATACCTCACAACCGCCGCCGAGCATTTGGACAAACGCGAGGTTATACAGGTAATTACTGACCATACCTTCCTGCTTTATGCTGGTCCGGTTGCGGCTATCTTCAATGTTCAAATATTAGGTTACCCGGCGCCGTCGACAATCTACACCGTCAGGCCAGATCTTAACCCGGCAAGGATTATCTTCAGCGAAAAACCATGGGTTAAAAAATTCGGCGAATCCACCAGATTCCTCGAGATGCAATTTGACAGCGTGACCGCAAGCAACAGCGCCCTTCAGCCGGCCAATGCCTATGACGCGGCCGACCTTGCGACCGCCGCTTGTATCAAGCCGAGTAACCCGGTACTTGCCTTGCTCCAGGCGACAACCAACACGAACCGGGGCGAGATTCTCAGGGCGTACCTTGCCGTTGAGCATTGGTCATCCGGTCAGATCTTGTCTGATTTTTGCGAGGTATGGGTATCTGGTATCGGGGTGGTGGGCAGATTGTCCAGGCCAAACCCTAACGATGAAATTGAAATAGACGCTGACGTTGACGTGGACCACGGCCACAATCACGAAATCGGTGGTGAGCATATCCACAATTTTACACAGCCTGCAATACCGGTAACAGACCCGCAACACCCTCACTCTGGGTCGGTGTCAGGGGGGACGGTGGTTGACGGCGGTGACATGGCGTTTCCTCACGTCGAAATAAATTACCATAGCGGGCCTTATCCGCCATCTTATACGGTATACATTCATTATCTATCACAAGGATCGGTAATATCAAAATCGTTGCGATTTCGAGCCAATATGGCCGACTATTCTTTTGTGGAAATATATACCGGATACACTACGTTCCGGTGGGAATATGGCGTAAGTGCCATTGACCAAGTTCTCAATATAGCCCCAGGAGTCAATACAATTGGTATTCATTTTGGGCATACCAATGTCGTAGGTGCAAGGTTTCAGATCCTTGAGGCCACCCTATCTACAAACATATCAGGATCAATTTACGCCAACAAAACCAATGTTACAGCTTCGGCAAATGGTGGAGCGGTAAAAGACACTGGAGTAGTTGGTGTGAAAGAGGCAGACGACGTTGACGACCTTACAACCGCAAACCGTGAGGTAAATATCAACGATCAAAGCAACCCGACCAGGACCGTGGTCAATTTGTTCGACCTCACCAATTACGTAAATTTCAATTGGGGTTGGTTTACCGGGCGGGAAATCAGGGTGACATACTCAAACTACTTAGACAATCAATCGATATACATTTTACATGCATTCTTTGACGTTGAGTATGTTCCCACCGAGGTCGTTTACTCCGACGAGGTAACCGCCGAGGTTACCAGTGCAATAGATTATATCCGGCCAGATTTAGCCGTTAAAAAACTTTTAACGACAAGAGCCGGGGCCATGTACGACGATTTTGACAATATTCACAGTTTCGGCAATATGGCTTTTGCGTTTGGAGTTCTCGGGTATCGGCTCGACGGATTGATAGACGCCGGGGTTACCGTTCGTGAGGCAGTCAAGCAAATCTGCTACCAGTGCCATAGCCGGGTATTTACCTCCAGCGGTAAGATTAAAATGGTGCTTCGCACTGACCCAACCGGCAGAAGGACAACCGCCAACCTCACAGCTTCGGACCTTCAATTGCGATCTATAATGGTGGCAAGGCAGCCGCTCCGAGAAGTTTCCAACAAAATTCAGCTATTTTATAAACGCGATTGGGCGGCAAGCGATACGTCATCTTCTGGATACCTCGACTCGGTAACAAAAGAAGACGCCGGTTCAATTTCTCGCTTCGGCCTGAAAACCAGAAAAGACAGCTATAATTTTGACCTTATCCGTGACCCGGCAATGGCCGCAAGTGTCGCAGATTTTTATCTCATGTCCGACGCCTGGCCATCGGCATTTTTTACTTTTTCAGCGTACCTCAAGCATTTTTCTCTCGAGAAAGAAGACATTCTCACAGTCAGTTCTGCTTTTAACCAGATGAACAAGGTGCCGATGGTCATCCGGTCAATCGACAGAATTTTTGGTTCTGGGAAAAACAAATCAATGAACCTGCTCCGGATCGTCGCCGAGAACTTTTTTTATGTCATTGTCAAAATGTCTCAGGCCGACACCGTGTTGATAATGGACGCTTTATCTATGATGATCACTGAAATTGGTGAGTATGCCGAAGCGCTCCATATCATCGACAATTTAATTGCACAGCTCGACCTCCGCAAAGCGGATGAGGCTATTCTTTCAGAGGCATTATTGAGTGTATGGGAAATTCGCAAAGAGTTGGCTGAGGCGGTCACCGCTTCCGCCGCTGTTCTGACCGATAGCGCATTCCCACGCGCCGACTCTGTTTCTTTTTCTGACATAACAGAAACATGGTCGGTTTATGGATTTGGAAGCGGTGGATTCGGTATTATTCCGTTCGGCGGGCTGGTCACAGCATGGCAACAGAAAAGCCCGGATATTATTTACGCTTTTGAGAGGCTAACCACAGTTTTGAGTGTTTACCAGGCCGCAACGGTTACCGTATCCGACAGCACGGCGACAAGCTCAGGGTTCGGCGGCAATCTCAGCAGTGGATTTGGTTTATCTCCTTTTGGGTGGTGATATGTTCGGCAGAATCCAACCAACAGACATACTCGTGACGACCGTAAAACAGGCCACAAAAGTATTTTGCAGCCATTGCCGTCGACATGTTTTTTATCTGAAAAATGATGGCGGTGAAATCTCTATTTTCAACCTGGCAGCACTGCAAAAAGGCAAGCCGGAAAATTTTAATTGTCCGATTTGTGGGCAGGATATCCGGGCCTACACTCCGGAGCCAATTTTAAAAACTGACAGAGGGTACTGGAATGGTAAAAAAAATGGTTGAACTGGTTCGGTTCTGGGGACAAGCGGCAAAGCTGATTTTTTCGAACGTGGCAAACGCAAAGGCTTTTTTATCGTCGATGGCGGAAGGGGTAAACCCGATAGGCAAAGTGCATTTTCTTTTCATCAACGAAAAAACCGGGGCTATTCGTGATTGCGGGTGGTCGCCGAACCTTGTTGTGACAACGGGGAAAAATCACATTGCCGATCAGCTTGCCGAACGTGATGAGGCTCAAATGTCGCATATGGCCATTGGGACCGGGACCACAACGCCGGTTGCCGGGAACACGGCGCTTGAAACTGAGCTCGACCGGAATGCACTTGATTCTCGCGCCCAAGGCGCTGGAGCCGATGCAAACAAGGTCACATACATTTGCACCTGGGCGGCAGGGGACGGAACAGGGGCCATCACCGAGGCCGGGATATTCAACAGCGCCTCGGCGGGGACAATGCTTTGCCGTGCGGTTTTCCCGGTAAAAAATAAAGAAAGCGGCGAGTCCATGGTACAGACCTGGGTTCTCACCATATCGGCATAAGGGGGCGTCATGGCGAATAGCTACACCACCAGAATAAAAAAACGAATGCCCGCAGCAGCAGATGCGAATTGGGATGACGAATGGCATGACAACGAGCAACTTGACGAGGTTGTGGCCGGCGCTATTTTGTCTCCGCACCGTATAATTTCAGGCGGGGCTGTTACAGATGGCGGGGGTTTAAATGCTGACTATACGGCAATAGTTGCGCGGCTTCTCGGGGCGCAGGAAACAGCAGAGGCAAACAATATCTTGCTCCAGGCGTCAGAGGTGAACTGGATATATATCGATGATACCGGGGCGGTCGTTACGTCTACCACCCCGCCGTCAGGCGATTTTATCCCGCTTGCTATGTGTGACACGGACGGTTCTTCAATCGTTCGAATTGCCGACCTTCGGCCAATCGCCGAGGCCGCGGTGCCTGTACCGGTTGCCGCCAATATCGGGATGGTACCAACCGTAATGTCTGATTTGAGCATCGAACACCAACCGACCGGAGTAGGCCGAAAAAACCATATCATCGACGGCAATTTCGACGTGTGGCTTGAGGCGACAACCCAAACAGCAAGCGGGTACGGTTCTGACTCGATGTGGAGGAATGAAGGATCAGGATCCACGATGGTCCACACCCGCCAAAGTTTCGCACTTGGGCAAACCTTGGTCCCTGACAATCCAGATTATTTTTCGAGGACTGTTGTAACGAGCGTTGCCGGGGCCGGGAATTATCGCCGAAAAACTCAACGAATCGAACGGGTAAAAAGAAACTCAGGGAGAAATGCGACATTCTCATTTTATGCTGATGTCGATGCGAATAAAAACATCGCTGTCGAGTTTGTCCAGAACTTTGGGACCGGCGGTAGCCCTTCCGCCGAGGTTACCGGGATTGGCTCACAACTTGTCGCGCTCACAACTGGATTTAAAAAATATACCGTAACTGTGGCGATCCCGAGCATAACAGGTAAAACTCTCGGATCGAACGGCAACGATTATCTGGAGGCGATCTTTTGGTTTGACGCTGGAGGAACTTACGCAGCTCGGTCTGCAGGCCTTGGCCAGCAATCAGGCACTTTTGATTTATCGCAGATCCAACTTGAGTCCGGCGACGTGGCCACTCAGTTCGAGCGACACCTCGAGGGTGGAGCACTGGACTCCGTAATGAGATATCTGCAGCTTACCCCACTTTATTTAACAGCGCAGGCCTATTCAACTTCAGGATGTTTCGCGGGCTTATCGCTAAGAAAAGTGATGCGCGGAACTCCGGTGCTCACAGGGTCTTTTACGGCATACACAGCA